TCACTATAAATAGGCATTCTTCGTTTTCCATTAGAAACGTGAGTTTTTATTTTTCTCGCGGGTATAACTTATAAGGAGATCACTCCCTTTAATTCTGGTAGTGGCTATGAATGCCTGCGACCCGCCACTGGGCTGCATCATACCGTATAGTTTCTCCTGCTGATCTGTATTGAGTATCATTTCCTGGCTGTTTACACGGGCAAGGATCTTGTCACCGTAATAAGAGGAACCTCCTACGACGCCACCCGCTTCAAATTTTGGTATTGCGGCAAAAGCAGATAGGACACCACCCACGGCTGTAGCGATAAAAGCAGGTTGCGCAAAAACAGCGCCTGGTCCAGTAGCTAAAGCTGAAGAAGTAGCACTGGAAATAGCTTGAGAGATAGAACTCGCAAGCATCATTGAAATCAACTTTGTTATAGTTCCCGCCAATCCTTTTACAAAACCCTGAAATCCTTGATCAGCTAATCCTAATGAGTCAACAACCCTAGAACTTAACCCGTCAAAAGCATCACCAACAGCGCTTCCTACTTGATAACCCAACTCTTGCAGGTAGTAAAATTTATTACCTATTTCATCAAGTCCTGCTGTGATAAGATCCTTTTGCTCTGGTAATGCTGCCGCAAGTCCATCTAATGGATTGCCGACAGGCTCTATTTCCGTTTTTGCGGTTACGGTTGAGACGGTTTTCTCATTGCGGGTAAAGGAAACATCGGGCACTTTGATATTATCAAAGCTTTCAGACACCTTTTTGTTACTTGTAATAAGGCTGTCATTATCTCCCAAAAAACTGGTTAATTTATCCTGAAGCTTCCGCAGTTCGCTGCCTTCTTTACCCATATTTTCCGCAACACTGGCAGAACTTCTGGCGGTAAACGCATACGCATTACCAGCCGAAAGGACCGCATTGCCCAGATTCTGCCAGATAGAAGGTTTTGCAGCGTCATTTTGCCCCAGTTGCAGATCAAGTAATTGCTTTTGCACTTCCACAAGCTTATCCTGCGCAGCCATTACACGCGCTTTCTGAAGCAGTGAAGTCACATAATCGTCAGTAGCGGTTTTAGCCTTATCTGTGTTTATGGTTTCCAGAGTAAGACCACCCAGATAATCCGGACTTAGCGTATTGAGTTCTTTTATGGCAGCAATACGATCTTCTTTACTTGCCGTATCATCACGGGCAACCGTGAGCAGTTTTTCTAATTGCGCCTTTTCTTCAGCAATACTACCCGTAGCACTTGCAGTAATGGAACTGAATTCCTTTTGCGCATCTGTAAGTTCCGTGAAGCGGCTATTTGCGATTAAGGCGGTTGCAGCCACAGCGGCGAGAACAGCGGCAAATGCACCTATGGGATTTGCAGCGATCACCACACTCAATGTTTTAACGAGCGGGATAAGCGTTCCAATATTCCGTACGAGCGTACCGGTAATTATAAGTAATGGACCCAGCGCAGCGGCAAATGCGGCAACCACCACAATGGTTTTTTTAGTTCCACTGGAAAAACCATCTACAGTCTGCGCGACTTCTTTGATTCTTTTTGCAAAGGGCAGAAGCGCTTCACTGATAATTTTACCAAAACCCTCAAGCACATCACCCAGTGTATTGCTCAATTGTTTAAAGCCACCAGCTCCAGCTTCGGCCGCAGCTTTTGCACTGCCACCGTATTGTTTTTCCAGTTCATCAAGGATGATGTTCTGGGCATCTGCCAGCTTATTGGTTTTTACCAACGAATTGATCATTTGCTTTTGATCAACTGAAAACTGGATCCCACTACGGGAAAGTGCAGATAGATTTGCGACAGGATCATTTAAAGCTTTACCCAACTGGATAGAAGCACTTTTAAGGTCACCATCCAGACGGGTGGCAAGATCTAGCGCTGCCTGTTGGGTGCGGTCAAATTCTTTATTGGCAATATTGGTAAACGTGAGCAGCTGCGCGGTGGCATCCTTTAATATCTCTTCATCACCAAAAAGGGAATTGTTTTGCAGTTCAGAAGCCATATCCTGCAATTGCTTGCTGGTTTTACCCACCTGATTGCCCGTAGTCTTTAAACCCTGCTCTACCTGCGCGATGGCTTTGGCCTGCTTATCAAAGTTGGCCACCGCCACCGCACCCAGACCAAGCAGGGGCGCGGTAATAGTTAGGCTCATTTTCTTACCAACAGCCTGCATCTTTTTACCAGCACGCTCCATTGTGCGCGTGGCATTCTGAATGCCTGAACTAAAGCTACTTAGATCAGAAATAAAGCTAATTTTTACAGTTGAAAAGGCTCCGCTTCGGCTATTATTTTAGTTTATCAATTATTGATCTACGTTTGCAAATATTTGCAACGATATTCCATGCAATACCTGTATCAAGAGAGATATGATGTATTATTTCACCATTCTCAAAACGCTGGCGCAATCTTCTGCGCATAGCTATCGGGTATTTATAATATTTTGATCTCTTATCATTTGCTCGTTTTTTAACTTCATCAGACATATCTTTATAGTTGTCCAAATGAGTTCCTAAAGCGATATTGTCTTTTGAATTATCCTGACAATTACCGTTTAAATGCCTTACGCAATCAGAAGTATAAACTTCATTCCCAAACTTTTGAAAAGCCTGTAATCTATGCACAAATACCTGTGACATATTGTGCTCTTTAAACGGTATGGAAAATAATTTATATCCAAACTTATTATTGAATATTTTTTCCTCCACATCAAAGCCATTATAAAGAAGCGCTCCACAGTCATCAACTCCATAACCTAAGTGATATGCTCTTTCTGCTTTTTGCATATTTAACAAAGCTTCATTTATGATCTCCGATCCCTTCCCCAATTCAATGTTATCAATAGAACAATCTTGGGAATTAAGATTTAAATGGCGGATCAGCCTAAAATTATACAGCTTTGTTCCAAACTTCTGAAAAGCCTGTAACCTAGCTATATATATGGTTTGGGTCTTCCCATATCTTCTAATAGAAAAATAAGTCTTACCACTTTTATTTTGCGAAGAATATTCACGGCCATTTAAATTATAGAGCGCTCCTGCTAGCGATACCCTAAAACCTTGATTATAGGCCTTTTCCTCTGGTTTCATGTTTTCATAAGTTTCTTTTTTCATGATACTACGCGTTTAAAAGGTTTGATTTAAAGGACGTATAATCTAGATATGGAAAGTGCTGATAAAGGGCATAATAATCCATAGAAACTTTCATAAAAGCTTCTTCACAACTTTTAGAAAAAGGTAATTTTTTAAAATAGCAAGCGACAAACCCACCAGGCTCGGCTAGTTTCGCTACATAGATTTCTCTCGGGGTGTAATAATCGGCTGTAAAAGCTGTTTTTGAGGCATTTCTGCCAATTTGTTCGTTGTTTCGCATAACGTAAAAATTTGAGTTAAGAGCATGAAGAGATGGGTCGCTGCGAAACAACGAACAATTATGGTAATTGTAGGAAGATGCGATACTTTCACTCGCTCGCCCATCTCTAGGCTCATATGTTTTTTTTGAAGTACCATAATTAAAATTGTTTCGCATAGCGAAGATACACAAAAAAACAAAAGATGCAAGTATTAATTTCATAACTTCTTGTTTTGTAGCGGTGGCGGGTATCGAACCCACTACCTCTGGCAAAGCACGCCAGCGAGCTGCCATTGCTCCACACCGCGATTTATTCTTCTTTTAGTTCATCCACTTTATCCCAGAAATCACTCGATTTTATGGGTATAATGGCTATTATTTCTTTTTTATCCCACGGTAAAGAGAGCGTTTCAAGCAGTTTAGCACCTTTTTTAAGATGCGGCTTGATGCTTATAAATGCATTGTACCTGGTAATTTCCCAGCGCTCCCTGCTTTCGGCTTCCTGTTTGCGGGAATAGCCCACTACCTTATTTTCAAACTGGCGCGGCGTCATTGAATAAAACTGCGATGGCGATAAATCAAGTTCACCAATAGCAAGTTCCTCAAGCTGGTCCCAGGTTACTTCTTCCTCTTTTTCGGGCTTGCGGGCTTTGCCGGATTGCTTTTTTTTTCTTGAGGAAAGCTGGCGGCAAAGACTTCCATGATCTCAGCCATTTTAGTCGAATCATAGATTACTTCGCCTATGATAAGATCCTGGTCCTCGTCAAAGTCTCCCTGAATACCGCTGAAAATAACATCGCGCAGATCATCTATCTGCTCAAAGGTGGGATCTTCGCCCATGTCTGAAAACTTCGACAAACGCTTAATGAGTTCGCCGAAGGTTTTAATGTTCCAGATTTTGGAAAGCGTACGATGGCTTCCATAGTTGAAAGCTATCGTATACTTTTTACCGTTTATTTCAATCACTGGTTTTCTCATACCGCGATAACTCCTTTAGTAGGCGCACCATTTCCGGTAAGCGAGAAGCTTGCGGTGGGATCTTCATTTACCGCGCTGCTGGCATCCAACTGACTGAAATATGCCTTGCCGCTGTAGAATGTATTGCCGGTGCTGCTAGGGGTAAACTCAACATCAATCTCTGTTTTTGCGAGCATTGCATCAAACAGATCTTCAAAGTTGACATACTCTGTAGGTGCATCCACCGTACTCACCAGCAGGCTTTCACCGCTTGCACTCCAATCAATGATATTTGGTGCGCGTTCTACACCGTCTGTATCTTTGGTTGCCCGCTCCCTGAAATCCAGCGTTAAACTTATAGATGCCGAAGTCTCGTGCGCGAATTTTTTACCGTCAATCGTAAGTCTTAAAATGCCCTCTACTGTCTGTGCCATTGGTTTTATTTTTTAAATGTGAAACTCATTGTTACGTAAGCCGTTTTTAGGTCATTGCTGTAATCGCTGTCTGACCCCTGAAAATAGAAGCTCTTTAAAATGCCTGCTTCCAGTAACTGCTCCTTAATATTCTGGGCGCTCTGTGCGCCGTTTAGGTAATCATCGTCAAAGACGGTCACCGCCAGGTTATAATTGCCCAGACCACCTTTGGCCTCTGGATTGACTTCATCAACTTTATAGGTTATAAATGGTCTATCGGTGCCTTCTTCCGCATACAGCGGAAACACGCCACCCGCAAAACGCGCCTGGGCTTCTGCAGTTGCCGTTATTGCTGTATATGCTGCTTTTATCGCATCAACCATCTCCTAACCTATCTATTGATTTTTGCACATATCGTGCTAATTGTACCCTTGCTTTTTCACGCGCACCCGGCACCGTAATCGTTCGGGCGCGGCCTACAAAGGGATTTGCCCTGGTCTTACCTTTACCGGTTATTTTGCGGCCATATTCAACAAAGTGGGCGTAATACGCCTTCTTTCGATTTGGGGCGACCTTCACACCGGCAAGCGCTGCATCACGGAAACGAATCCTGCTGATGCGCAACGACTTTTTAAGCGCGCCTGTTTTCCCTTCCGGGGCTTCCTGCCTTGCGGCGGCAAGCGCTGGTTTTGCCACACGGCGCATGATCTTCTCGATCTCGCGGCCCTTGACTTTATCCGGTAGGCGCTTTAATTTTGCGCGGAGCTCTTCAAAGCCTTCCACGTCTATATCTATGCGGTTACTCACGACGGGAGCATTTCAACTCAATGAACACATCACGGCCGTGAACACCTACATAATTGACATCCCACTTTACACCATCGTCAACCACGATCAAGTTTGCACTGTCCTGGTAAACTGCCTTGCGGTAGCGTATAAAGTAGCGGCGTACCTGCAGAGCGATCACGGTACCATCGTCAAGGCTCTCACCGCCGCTGGTATCTTCACGCTTTGCCCACACCGGGGCTATTTCATTGAACGTATCAGACCGTTCCCCTATCGTATTCCTGCCACCGGCAACACGTTGTAAGATCACGCGGCGGTTGAGATCGCCAATAGATGGAAGGTCATTTGCCATTGTTACCCGTATTTTCTAAAAGGGCGCAGCAATGACTGGCTGGCCTTATTGGTTATTGCCTTGCGGTCTTCACGATAGGTGTACATGTCTGAAATTTCCAGCAGCATCGCACGGCGTATATTGTCAGGAAGCGTATTTGCATCCCATCCGGAAACAACGGTCGCGGTGATCACGGCCTCTGCATCGCGCGCCACTTCAAATTCCTGAAGGAACAACAACCTGCTTTCCTTATCGTAGGTGATCAGCTTGTGATTACCCAGATCGTACACTTTATCTTCACCATCCACATCCACATAATCAATCGCGGTCACAGCGGTTACTGGATGCACAGGAAGTATAATTTTTCGAGCACCTTCATCTGCATATACCTTTACATCGCTTTTTGCGACCGGATAGCCCAAATACTGGGAAGCCGAATCAAGCGCTGCACCTATGTACAGTTCAATGAGATCATTATCAAAAGCTTGATCTTCCTCTATGCGCAATTGGGCTTTCGCCTGTGGCAGTGTGATAAGATCTAGCGGTGATACGAGTTGCGATATGACGGTGTAGTTCAGCATTATTCCTGTACTTCTAAGGCGTAACCAGCTTTTATAAGCTCATCGGCCTGTTTAGCTTCCATTTTTGGAACAACTTCCCCCACGGAATAAGAAAGAAAGAACCTGCCAGATGGCGACTTCTCAATCAATACTTTCTTATACTTAGAATCTTTTGCTTTTTTTGGAGCTTTTACTTTTTTTACCTTTTTCTCAGGAAATTGATTGCCGATGATACGCTTTGAAAGTGTATCATCACCAATATTATCGGCAAACTCAATTTTTAAATCAGTTGCCATAGCCTTCAAATCTTCGGAATTAAGAGCAGCTAGCTCTTGTACCAGCTGCTCTTTTGTTTTTATATCACTC